TACACAACAAGTATTTCAAGATCTACATGGGAGAAGGTTATCTCCTGCGTAAGATGAAGACCGAGTACAAGAAATTCTTCAAACTCAAGACAGAGTACTATCGAGGCGAGCTAGATGTGTCTGAGCTTAAGCAGTTCGGGTGGGCACCACAGCCACTAAAGATTTTACGCCAAGATATACCATCATACATGGACGCTGATGATGATCTAATCGAACAGTCCCTAAAGGTTGGCGCACAAGAACAGAAGGTTGAGTACCTAGAAGCTATCATCAAAATGATTGGCAACAGAGGCTTTCAGCTTAAAACTATAGTGGATTGGGAAAGGTTTAGGACGGGAGCATAATGGATAGTGTATTAGTAGAGCGAATAGACGATGTTCATGTCAGGGTTCAAGCCGAACCCGGCATCAAGATGGAGCTGTCTGGACACTTTGAGTTCGAAGTACCTGGGGCTAAGTTCATACCTTCAGTTCGAAATAAGGTGTGGGATGGTAAGATTCGACTGTTCAATGCGATGACAGGTATGATATATGCTGGACTAGTGCCACATATTATCAACTTCTGTAACACCCGAGACTATGAAATAACCATAGATTCTGGCGTAATGCCGAACAACGACATCCCAGAAACGGCTGGATATGATCTGGCTAAAGAGTTTAAGTCGCCATTCGTACCAAGAGATTACCAGAATAACGCAGTTGTACACGCTTTAAAGACCGAGAGATCTCTGCTATTATCGCCTACAGCATCAGGTAAATCGTTCATAATCTACCTATTAACACGTTTTCACGTAGATTCAGCCCAACGTAGAGTGCTTATCGTAGTGCCAACCACGTCACTCGTCGAGCAGATGTCATCGGACTTCATTGAGTACAATAACGGGAATCCACTTGATATACATAAGATAAGAGGCGGAATAGATAAGAACATAGATGCTGCTATCACCGTAACTACATGGCAGTCAGTATACAAGTTAGGCAGAGATTGGTTTGATAAGTTCGATGTCGTTATTGGTGATGAAGCTCACCTCTTTAAGTCGAAGTCTCTGGTGTCAGTGTTAGAGAAGATGAATGACTGTAAATATCGGTATGGTTTTACAGGTACACTTGATGGATCATTAACCAATAAGCTAGTACTAGAAGGGTTGTTTGGATCTGTATTCGAGGTTACGAAGACCAAGAAGCTGATTGAGGACAAAACCTTAGCGGAGTTTGGAATCAAAGCGCTTGTGCTACAGTATCCAGACGCAATACGGAAGCTGAATAAGGGTAAGAGTTATCAAGAAGAGATTGATTGGATTGTTACGAATGATTCTAGAAACAAGTATATTAGGAATCTTGCTCATTCACTCAAAGGCAATACGCTCATTCTGTTTCAGTTCGTTGAGAAGCATGGCAAGGTATTACATCCTATGCTTCAGAAAGAGGGTAAGAACGTTCATTTCATCCACGGTGCAATCAGTGCTGAAGATCGTGAATCGGTGCGTCACCTGGCTGAGTCTAGTGATAATAATATCATTCTCGCTAGTTATGGCACCTTTAGTACTGGCGTTAACATTAAGCGCTTGGATAATATTATCTTTGCTAGTCCTTCTAAGTCGAAGATTCGGAACTTACAATCCATAGGACGAGTACTGCGTAAGAGTACAGGAAACAGTAAAGCTACGCTTTACGACATAGTTGATGATCTACAATGGAAGAATACGAAGAACTTTGCAGTTAAGCACTTTATGGAAAGAGTCAGCATATACGATGATGAGGGGTTTGAGTATCGTATATATAATGTTAACATCAAAGGATAGAGTAGATTATGTTGATTCACATTAAGATGAAGAGTGGGGAAGACTTAGTAGCCAGTGTGCTAGATAGAGACACTGACATGCTTCATATCGACAATCCAATCCAGATTCGTATTCATCCAGTGCATGGTCTCTTTGCTAAGAGCTGGATGCTGTTATCTGCTGAGACTGATGTTGTATTACTACTGCAAGACGTACTGTACACCTCTGAAGCAAATGATAAAGCGATTGAGTACTACGAGTCGTTTATGGAGAGATTGGCTGGAGTTACTACTAAGAAGTCTAGAGATGAGTACGAAGATGATGATGCAGTGTCAGAGATGTTAGCTTCTATCATAGCGTCTCGTGATGCAATCAAACATTGATATTATTATTAGAAGCGATAAGCACATTATACAGAAGAATGATTGTGCTGTCAAGCACTTTCGAAGAAATAACCAGATTGATTCTAACTAAACAACAGCTATTACTAGTGATGCTATAGAACCATTATACCATACCCCTCTAAACCTGTCAAGCACTTTCTACGAAATAATCACATTAATATCACAAAAAAGCATTGACACAGCCCCATAACTGTTGTATAATGGATCATAAATCAAGTGAGGCAGTACATCATGGCTAAAGCAAAGCGCAATTACGTAAACAACCCCGAGTTCCTGGCAGCTATCGTAGCATACAAGAAGATATGCATTGAGGCAGAGGACTCAGGTGATTCTAAGCCACAGATCACCAATTACATCGGTCAATGCATCTTTCAGATATCAACCCGTCTAGCATCAAAGCCCAACTTCTCGGGTTACTCATATAAAGATGAGATGATCAGCGATGGTCTAGAAAACGCAATCCAAGCACTAGGTAACTTTGACCCAGAGAAGTCTAGTAACCCCTTTGCATACTTCACCCAGATCATCTGGTATGCGTTCTTACGCCGTATCGACAAAGAGAAGAAGCAGTTGTACATCAAGCACAAGGTCACCGAATACTCAGTCGTATCTGGTAATGCAGTCGAGCATGATGATAACAGTACACAAGAATCTTCGGATACCAGTGGATTCATTGATCTAAACAATGACTATATGGCAGACTTTGTTACGGCATATGAGAAGCGTATGGATGATAAGAAGAAGCAGCAAGTCAAAGCTAAGAAGGGATTAGAGAAGTTCATTGAAGATGAGCCACTGGTCGAAGCTGTCTTAGACCCAGAAGTCAAGATTGAGGAGTAGAGTATGAAGATTGCTGTGATAAATGACACACACTGGGGAGCTAGAAGCGATAACGTTGCATTCGCTGACTACTTCATTAAGTTCTATAAGGAAGTGTTCTTCCCGACATTACGAGAGCAAGGTATCAAGACAGTCTTTCACCTCGGTGATGTGACTGATCGACGTAAGTATATCAACTTCCTTACTGCCAAGAATCTCGAAGAGAACTTCATGAAAGTGTGTGCTGATGAAGGTATAGACCTACACATCATCGCAGGCAATCATGATACTTTCTTTAAGAATACTAATGAAGTCAATAGCCTTCGGCAGCTGTATGGCACATCTGCTTATAGCAATCTACACATCTACTGGGAGAAGCCTGTTGAGTTGGATATGGATGGCTTTAAGGTCATGCTATCTCCTTGGCTATGTGCTGACAACTGGGAGAAGTCATTCGAGATGTACAAGGAGACTGACGCTCAAGTACTGTTCGGCCACTTTGAGTTCCAAGGCTTTGAGATGATGAAAGGTCAGCTATGCGATCATGGTCTAGATAAGAAGGTATTTAACAAGTTTGATGCTGTGTATTCTGGACACTTTCACCATCCTTCCACTATCGACAACATCACATATCTCGGCGCACCATACGAGATGAACTGGTCGGATTATAACCAACGTCGAGGTTTCAACATCTTTGACACAGAGACTCGTGAAGTGACTCACGTTGTTAACCCGTTCAGGATGTTCCATAAGATCATGTATGATGATACTGACATGACTATTGAAGATATTGCGAACTATGAAACAAAAGACTTGACAAACACCTTCATAAAAGTTATAGTTACTAATAAGAGTAACCCATACCTATTTGACCTGTTCTTAGACCGATTACAGGCTGCATCGCCATCTGATATCAGGGTCGTAGAAGACCACACCAATCTAGATGTGATTGATGAGAGCGAGTTAGTCGACGAGGCACAAGACACTCTAACGATCTTAAAGCAGTATGTCCAGAACCTGGAGTTTACTGGAGATAAGGTCAGAGTTGAGAAGATCCTTGATGATCTATACCAAGAGGCGATTGATCTGTGATAATTTTTGAAAAGCTTAAGTACAAGAACATTCTGTCAACCGGAAATGCTTGGACTGAGATACAACTAAACCGAAGTAAGTCTACCTTGATCGTCGGTGAGAACGGCGCAGGTAAGTCGACTATGCTGGATGCGTTGACGTTTGCTTTGTATGGCAAACCCTTTCGTAAGATCAATAAGAATCAGCTACTAAACTCTATCAATACCAAGGGTTTAGAGGTTGAGGCATACTTTAGTATTAGTACAGTGCGGTATGTGATCAAGCGTGGTATCAAGCCAAATATCTTTGAGATCTGGAAGAATGACGTTCTGCTTAACCAAGATGCAGCCGCACGAGACTACCAGACATACTTGGAAGAGACCATCCTTAAACTGAACTACAAGTCGTTTGGTCAAGTGGTTGTTCTAGGCTCGAGCACGTTCGTACCGTTCATGCAGTTGAAAGCCGGTGAACGCCGTGAGGTCATCGAAGATCTACTTGATATCCAGATCTTCACTGTGATGAATACACTGCTTAAGGATAAGCTAAGTATTAATAAGTCTGAGATACTTGATATCAAATACCAGATAGACCTTCTTAAGAACAGGATCGAGTCCTCTAAGACGCACAACGAGTCTATTCGTAAGATGAAAGAGGTCGAGGTAGGCCGTCTTAAAGACAAACTGCGTGAGCAAATCGCATTCGTTGAATCTGAGCAAGTCGCTATAGACGCATTGCTAGACGAGATCGGTGGGTTGGCTGAAAGTATACTCGATAAAGCAGGCGTCAAGAAGGGAATATCTGAACTGAATGATATTGACCGAGACTTGGTGGCTAAACATCGACTATTGACTACTGAAGTATCATTCTATGAAGATAACGACAATTGTCCAACCTGTAAACAAGGCATCAAACACGAGTTCAAAGAAGAAACAATCACCGCCCATTCCGCCAAAGCTGAAGAAATTACCACCGCAAGAGGGCAGCTTAGACATAAAGGTGTAAAGCTCGACACTAGATTGGCTGAGATTGATGATATCGAGTCTGTTATCACATCCAAGCACCTAGACGTGAGTGAGCACAGGGGTAACCATAAGATGTCTATGACCTCATGCAAGTCTATCAAGAATGAACTGACTGGCGCTGAAAAGGAAGTGGTTGCTATCGACAATAACGATATCATAGCGCTTGAACGTGAGTTGAATGCGCATCATGATAGTCAGACTAAACTGTTTGATGACAAAGAGACTCTATCTATCGTATCGGCTATGCTGAAGGATGGCGGTATCAAGACACGTATCATTAAGCAGTACGTGCCCGTGATGAACAAGTTGATTGGTAAGTACCTGTCTGCTATGGACTTCTTTGTACAGTTTGAGCTAGATGAGAACTTCAATGAGACCATCAAGTCTCGCTTTCGTGACGATTTCTCGTATGCATCATTCTCCGAAGGTGAGAAGTTGCGTATAGATCTAGCTCTGTTGTTCACATGGAGAGCTGTCTCTAAATTGCGTAACTCTGTGGCGACTAACCTGTTGATTATGGATGAGATCATGGACTCGTCGCTGGACTCCACTGGCACCGAAGAGTTTCTCAAGATCATTGAAGAGCTGGCAACGGACTCCAATATCTTTATCATCAGCCACAAGGGTGATCAGTTGTTTGACAAGTTCCATAGCGTAATCAGGTTCGAGAAGGTTAAGAACTTTAGTAGAATTGCGTCATAAATATCAAACATGTCTTTACCATAGCGTGATGTCTATGGTAGAGATTGCATTGCTTTATTATCAGAGGATGACTGAAATGAATACCAAGCGCTATATATTCGATGTTGATGGAACACTAACTCCTAGTCGCAGTAGAATGAACACAGAGTTTGCTTTGTGGTTCTCGAAGTTTTGTGATAGCCATGACGTATATCTAGTGACCGGTAGTGATAGAAAACGCACGATAGATCAGCTTGGTGAGGAGCTGTATAATAAGTGTACTAGAGTCTATCAGTGTGCTGGTAATGATGTTTGGGAGAAAGATCTTAATATTCGCACATCTTCTATGGATATCCCAGCAGACATGCTTAGTACATTAGAAGATATTGAGCGGAACAGTGCATTTGAGCACCGTACCGGAGATCATATGGATCGCCGTCCTGGTCTGATAAACTTCTCTGTTTTAGGTAAAGGAGCTACCACTCAGCAGAGAGCCGACTATTATCGATGGGACAATGCAATCATGGAAAGGGCATATATGGTTCATGTGTTGGCCACCGCATACGGCGACGAGTATGATATAGCGATTGCAGGCGATACTGGCATAGATATCACCCGTAAGAACTCTAGTAAGAAACAGGTCTTGACAGACTTCTCTGATGATGATATAATACACTTCTACGGCGATAACATGTATGCCGGAGGTAATGATCGTGAACTAGCATTAGAGGTTCTGGCTAGGGGCGATATTGCGATCTCTGTCGACGATTGGGTTCATACGTGGTCTCTACTAGAGATACACTTAAACGATCGATCTGGCAAAAGCACCATCGGTACACGTTTCTACCCATTTACGAAATAGAACACCCATTATATTATGAGTACGACCATGACAAAAGGACTATTCTTCACAACACGATCCGTAACTGGACGTGAAGGCAAAGGCATCGTTGCTCACATGGGCATCATCCAGACGCATTCTGCTCAAGTCGACTATCTATCTTCAAAGAAGACTGATAAGACTAAGCAGTTCATTGAGAGCTACGCTGATATCAGGATCAACGAGAGCCGCAATCTATTTGGCGACTTTTATCTGAATGAAGCTATGCACATGTCTGACTGGATGGAAGTCTATGATAAGTTGGATGTCACCTCTCTTAGGATGTATGACAACTTATATCTAATTGGTGGAGTTGATTTGTGGAGATCTGGTCTCACCCGAGGCTCGAAACGTAACTTCATATTTCCCAAGGACCGGGGACAACTTAAGTTTCAGTCATGTGGCACCCTGCTGATAAACATGTTAGCGCTTCTTAAAGCCCATCGTGACTATGGTATTCCCCTTCATGAGATGGCATTCGACCCAAACGAAATGTCACTGGATCTAGTTCACCCAGACGTTGCACCTCGAGACAATTACTATCTATATCATGGATATGATAATAGTCGATATAATACCTCTAGGCTGGACAGTATTCAACACTTCTTTAGTGGTAAGACCTCGATGTTCGATGATCCCAGCGATAAGTCATATGACTTCACATTCGGGTTCACTGTGCTTGAGATGAGTGGTCGCAAGGACTATAGCGCTGCTGTCGCCGAACTATCTAGCAGATTTACTAACGTGAACGTGTTCTGTAAGAACTATCTCACTGGAGAGGACACGCTAGTCGATAGGGATGTGTATCTACACTATGTATCGAAGTCGAAGTACACCATGATGCTTCCCTCGTATGACTCCAGTTGCTTCTCGATATACCGATTTGTGGAATCCCTACATAATAACTGTGTACCGATACTTCATGCTGATTGTGTTGTGCATGAGATAGAGAGTTCGTTCGATGTAGACTTGAGTCCTTTGATGATGCTTGAAATTCCGAGCGAATCTAAGCGTATTGAGTTGCTGGCGTACTATAAAGACAAGTTTTTGAATGTTGAAAGAGGATTTAGATGATGAATAGAGATCTAGTTAAAGAAAGTGGCGATTACGACAACTACATCGACACTGAAGCCAGAAAGGGCGATAAGTACAGCGTGAGCCTCGATAGGTTCTTTGATGAGCCCATACCAGTTGCTCTACAGGACAACTCTAAGGCAAACAGAGTCGTTCGATCTAGCGTCTGGAAAGAGATTTATGTACACTTCAGGACAAAGGATGACATGGCTGCATTCTGTACGGCCGTCAACCAATTCTTCCCAGGTGATATGAAAGAGGCGTATTATCCCTTGCATGATACATCACTCAGTCTATTCAAAGACGAAGACGACTCTCCTGTGGTATTTGACGCAGACAAGCTCATACCCACTAGGGGTGGTATCAGCAATGGCCCGCTCGATGTGCCTTCAGCATACACACTAAACTGGATGGCCCATTGGAAAGATATGCCAAACTTTGTTCAGAACGAGAAGATCAAGTTTCGGGTCATCACATTAAAGTTTCGCACTGAAGAGTGCTATGCGAAGTTTTGTGCTAAGATTCCACAGTCCATCACCGAGAAGACTAAGAGTATGTGGTATCCAGAGCAGAAGGTTATTAAGAATCTGCTCTTACGTTGGATTCAGCCCGAAGGCCGGACGCTTCCTAAGCACCCAATGTACATTGTATCAAAGGGTCGATCTGAGTCTATGATCACATCTAGAGTGTTGTCTCGTATGCAGATACCACATAACATCGTCATTGAGCCTCAAGATCTGGAGCCATATGAGAAAGCCCTAGATACGTTTAGCATTAGGGATTACGTCACGTTGCTGGTGGCACCATTTTCTAATCATGGCGATGGCCCAGGACGTGCTCGAAACTGGGCATGGGATCACTCTATTAGTATGGGTGCAACGAGTCACTGGGTATTGGATGATAACATCGGAGACTTCCACCGACTTCATAACAACTCTAGAGTCCGGTTCGAAAGCGGAGTCGGCTTTCAGGTAATGGAAGACTTTGTTGAGAGATACTCTAATGTCTATATCGCTGGGCCACAGTATCGGTTCTTTATTGACCCCAGCCAGCAATATGCGCCGTATGTGGCTAATACTCGAATCTATTCAACTTTGCTCATTCGCAATGACTGTAAGCATAGATGGCGAGGTCGTTACAACGAAGATACCGACATCTGCCTGAGAGTTATGAAGGATGGAGACGTTTGTGTGCAGTTTAACTCATTCCTTCAGGCCAAGTGCGCCACCCAGACAGTAGCTGGTGGTAATACGTCCGAGTTCTATCATGCAGAGAACGCCGACAGTGAGGGATTCAAAGAGACAGGCTACAATACCGAAGGAACAGTCAATAAGTCGCAAATGCTCGTTGATATGCACCCTGATGTTGCTCGGCTTGTCTGGCGATACGGTCGCTGGCACCATCACGTAGACTACACGCCATTCAAGGTGAATAAGCTCAAGTTTAGAGATGGTTTTGAGCCAAGCGCTGATGCTGAACCTAACGAGTACGGTATGAAATATGTTGAAGATTTTGACTGGAAGAACGCTTAGGGGGTTGACATCAGGATCAAGTGTGTTATAATAGACACTTAATTGAGACTAAAGAGAATCGTAATGATACTTAACACAGATTTCGGAATGTACACCCAACAGGGCAACGTAATGGTCGCCCGCATATCTACTGCCGCAGTGAAGTTGGCCCAACTTGATGGGGCAGAGAGTGCTTGGGCATTTGCTTGTAGAGAGTTAGAGAAGCTGAGCAGTATGGAGACCTTCGACGAAGCAAGTGATACCATCGTATTGCAGAACGTGTTCAGCGAAGTGTCTAGTTGCTCTCCCACTCCTATATCTTTTGAAATTAAAGTGAGATAGTTGTTGACACTGCGGTCGAATATGATATAATAGATACATAACCAACGAGAGACACATATATTATGGCTTACATGAATCAAGAGATGAAATCTGAACTAGCCCCTGCAATCAAAGCGGTTCTTAAGAAGTATGACATGAAAGGCACTATTAGTGTGAAAGACTACTCTCAACTGTCAGTCAAGGTCACAAAAGGTGCGATTGACTTTAGCAACAGCAGAACTGATGAGTACTTTCAAGTGAACCAGTATTTCATCAACCAACATTACCAAGGCATCGCACGAGCTTTCCTGACTGAACTTCGAGACGTAATGAGAGGCCCAAAGTACTTCGACGACAGTGATATCATGACCGACTACTTCAACTGTAGTCACTACACCGAGATCAATATCGGTACCTTCAGAAAGCCTTACACCCTAGTCAAGGGAACTAAGATCAACGTTGACGCTTCACTTCGAGCAGACCCAACTAAAGAAGCTTATATCGTAAAAATGTAAAAATGTGGTTGACAAAGCAGTGAACTCCTAGTATAATACATTAGTACCAATTGAGAGATGCCTAGATGATAGTGAACGTTATACACTCCGCATTAGAAGAAACTCCTCGTCTTGTAGCTAAAGTTGATGCGGGATCTCGATCGATAGACGATGCTCTGGAATACGCATATAACGTCACTAACAATCTTAGGGGTAGCTGGTCACAGGCTGCCGAGTTTACCTACGATAAAGTTCTAGTGAAGAATCTGGATTACAATCCCAATGTGTCGGTTCTAGTGGATCTCCCAGTTCGGCTTGGTAAGACGTATGGCTTACGTTCGACCTCGATGGGAGATCAAATGCTAGTCGATTCCAAAAAATACAAAGTCGATATGGCAGGGTTTAAGGAGATATAATGGCAAAGAGAGATTTCATATTCGACATGGAGACTATTGGTGCAAACGTATTCGTCTGTCCTGTAGTTGATATGGCATACACCACATTTGATTGGGATAGGTTCTTAACAGATCCCTATACATTCGAAGAGATAGTGTCGAGCGTCCAGACAGTAAAGGTCAACGTCCTTGAGCAGATGCGTGAGTATGGGTGTGCCTTCAATAAGGTCGATGTTGAATGGTGGGAGAAGCTTCCTAAACTTGCACGAGATAAGTTAAAACCTTCGGCAGATGACTTGACAGTGGAAGAGTTTTGTAGTACAATACTAACATATCTTAGCGAACAAGGTAAGATCAATTACTGGTGGTCACGAGGCAACACATTCGACCCAGTTATCTTATCTAGAAATATGCGAGCTGTAGGTAAAGAAGAGTTGATGAATAAGTTCTTGAAGTTCTACACAGTACGTGATGTACGAACTTACATTGATGCGAAGTTCAACTTTACCACAAAGAGTGGATTTGTGCCGCTAGCTGATGAGACTTACTGGAACAACGCTTTCGTTGCACACGATAGTTCACATGATGTTGCAGCAGATGTTTTACGACTACAGACCATATACAGAGCTGAAAACGACTTGGAGCAAACTACACGATGAACGTTAAGCATGATAACTCGACTGGTAATATAAAGTACGCATCGTCAGGCAATATCGACTACGACGTCAAGTATGATGCATCAAGCACTGGCGCAATGCGAGAAGCAATGAACGTTCCCTATATGCGCCAGTTGCCGTTAGAGGCACTTGCCGCAGGAGCAGCAGCGCTTGAATATGGTGCTAATAAGTATAGCAATCGTAACTGGGAGAAGGGTCTACCTTGGCAGCAGATGATTGATAGCCTGAAGCGTCACATTGATGACTTTGAGCGTGGTCATAACTTCGATGACGGTGATGGTGGATCTGGACTAGATCAAGTCTGCATGATCATGGCATCATCGATGATGTTAGCTGCTTCCGTAGTTCGAGGCATAGGTGAAGATGATCGCATGGCACCACCTGGCAATCTAACACTTTCTGCCAAAGAGTGTGCTATTTGGATAGATATGCAGCTCGACAATGCCGAAGAGTTTAAGAACAGAACTACCCCATAATAATTCTACTATATAGTAGCGATAGTGTGACTCTTTAATATAACCAAAGGTGAATATAGTATGAAATTTAGTACCGATACATTGAATATCCTTAAGAACTTCTCGAACATCAACCCAAGCATCGTATTCAAAGCTGGGTCGACCATTCGAACAATCTCTCCGCAAAAGACTGTTATGGCCGCTGCAACTATTGGTGAGCATGTAGATCAGCAAGCTGGTGTATATGACTTGTCCCGTTTCTTGGCGACCCTCAGTCTTTTCGAGAATCCAGAGGTAGTATTTGGCACAGATCGATTTACCATTAAGGGCGGTAAAAGCGAACTCAAATACACCTATACCTCTGAGTCCTTGATTGTATCACCTCCAGATAAGGACATCGTTGTTCCTGATCCAGAGGCTACGATCAATGTCAGCTGGTCATCTATTGATAGTGTTATCCGTGCTACGGGTGTGCTACAGTTGCCAGAAGTCGCTTTCGTTAGTGATGGTACGACCATTTCAATGTCAGCGGTTGATAGTAAGACATCGACTGCCGATAAGTATGAGATCGTCATTGCAGAAGGCGTTGACACCGTGCCCTTTAATATGGTTATCAAGACTGATAATCTAAAGCTAGTACATGCTGATTATGTGGTAACGTTATCCTCTAAGGGCATGGCACACTTTAAGTCCGATAAAGTCCAGTACTGGATAGCAATCGAGTCCAAGTGATACACAACCAGAATTACAACTTTATAATAACCCAGGAGAACACATTATGACCGATAAAACTACAGCTGTTGAAGGCGAAACTCAAGAACAAGAACAGGGCCCAGGTCTGTCACTCAATGACATCTTGTCCGCTGTTCAAATTATTGACGTAACAGTTCAACGTGGTGCATTCAAAGGCGAAGAACTCGTAACAATCAGTACAGTTCGGGAGCGACTGATTGCGTTCTTACGTCATGCTAAAGAGCAGGGCCAAGAAGTCAATCTTCCACCATCAATGTACAACGCTCCAGAAGAGCCATCTGAGGCCGAAGAAGCACCTGCTGTCTGATCAAAATAAGAGTGGGGAAGATTGACTTCCCCTTCTCTTTCTGTTATACTTGACGACTGAATTACGGCATTACGCATTATTATATTATGGAGAGTTACTATGACAGTTTCTAAGCAGGACAACTTCATCTGGGTTGAGGCATACCGCCCTCAAACAGTTCAAGATACCATCCTTCCTGCCGATCTAAAGAAGACCTTCCAACAGTTCGTCGATCAAAAGAACGTACCCAATCTACTATTAAGTGGGCGTGCTGGCATTGGTAAGACTACTATTGCTAAGGCTATGTTAGAAGAGATTGGATCGGATTACATAACAATCAACGGTTCTATGAATGGTAATATCGACACACTTCGACACGAGATATCGAACTTTGCGTCAAGTGTATCATTCACGGGTGGACGTAAGTACGTTATCTTAGATGAAGCTGATTATCTGAACCCAAACTCGACTCAACCAGCACTACGTAACTTCATGGAGGAGTTCTCGAAGAACTGTGGCTTTATCATGACCTGTAACTTTAAGAACAGGATCATTGAGCCACTGCACTCTCGATGTAGTGTTATTGAGTTTAGCATTGACCGGGCTGACAAGCCTAAGCTCGCATCTCAGTTTTTCAAACGAGTGTGCGGAATTTTGGATGGCGAAGGAGTTACTTATGATCAGAAAGCAGTTGCAGAACTTGTACAACTTTATTTTCCCGATTGGCGCAGAGTCCTTAATGAACTACAGCGTTATGCTACTACTGGTAGTATTGATGCTGGTATTCTAGCAAACAAGTCTGGTGATAGTATCAGCGGTCTCATCGATCTAATGAAGGCCAAAGATTTTACTGCGACTCGTAAGTGGGTAGCTGAGAATGTTGACGTGGACTCTGCCGTACTCTATCGTCAGTTATATGATGTACTGCCGTCTAAGGTCAGCACAACTCAGAGTATTGCTGAAGCGATTATCATCCTCGCTGATTACCAATACAAAGAGGCATTCGTCGCTAATACTGAAATCAATCGAGTTGCTGCCCTTGCTACTCTCATGGCGGAGATCGACTGGAAATGAGTATATTCAAGTCTAAAGTTCCACCAAAGGAATGCCTCATCTGCGCCGATGCTGTTGGTGAGAATCCTTCCGAAGTACGATACAAGTATCAGGATGGGGAAGGTGTTGCGTACCTATGTAAGAAGTGCTCGGACTCTATGAACAAAGATAATGTCAATAGTGATGACGAAGAGGATGTCGAGTATGGCGAATCCATTTGAGTATCTAACGTCGATTAATAGCACTAAAAAGAATATGATGCGTGATAGTGAGAACGATGTGTTGGCTGAGAAGGGATACGAGCCTTGGCTTGTTAACAAGGCTCTATCGTACTTCCCAGACACCATTCTACACGCCAACCTGATGAATCAATATCATCATTTGGATAAGCGCCCCCAATACGAATGTCTTATAAATAGCATTAGACCCAAAAAGCGATTTGCGAAATGGGTCAAAAGTGCTAGTGATGAAGGACTTGACTTGGTGTGCGAATATTATAAATGCAATACGATTATCGCCCAAGACTACCTATCTTTGTTGTCTAGTGAAGAGTTAGACACTATAAAACAGCGATTAGATACGGGTGGCATTAAAAAATGAACTTAATAGATGAACTCATCGAGGTTACTCTACCAAGCGAAGAGAGTTTTCTGAAGGTAAAGGAAACCTTAACCCGAATTGGTATTGCCTCTAAGAAAGAACAGAAACTGTTTCAGTCTTGTCATATACTGCATAAGCAAGGCAGATATTACATCGTACACTTCAAAGAACTGTTCATGTTAGACGGCAAAACGAACGACTTCTCCATCGAAGATAAAGCACGACGAAACACTATCACAGCACTTCTTTCTGAGTGGGAATTAGTCAAACCTGTAGACGCAGCAGCAATTGCAGAGCCACTTGCCCCACTGTCTCAGATTAAGATTCTTCCTCATAAAGAGAAGGGCGAATGGGAACTGATTGCCAAATACTCTATTGGCAAAAAACGATAACATAGGAATCTATATTATGTCACTTGATACATGGGATGCATTTGGTCTATTGATGAAACCCAAGCTACATATACACAAGCTCTTTGATGAAGCACATCTTCCAACATATGCCACCGATTGGTCGGCTTGCTTCGATATCAGAGCATCCATCCGAGTGGGCGATGAAGTCACTGTTATGGACTTCAATAATGTTAAGCGTAAGGTCGTCTACGAAGATGGTATCAGTCTTAAGTTTGGCGAACGAGTGCTTATCCCAACCGGACTAGTATTCGATTTGGCGGAAGAACAGTCCCTACGGATTCACCCTAGATCTGGTATTGCGTGGAAGAATGGACTCACCTTAGCGAATGCCGAAGGCGTCATTGATGCGGACTATGTACAGCAGACCTATGTTATGCTAATACAGACATCTGACCCAGATGAGGCTTTTGTTATACGTGACGGTGATCGTATCGCTCAAGGCGAAATCGTTGCCAATGCGCAAGTACTCTTTACCGTCACAGACACGCTTCCTGCGGAAAAGACTGATCGAGTTGGTGGATTTGGATCAACCGGAGTCTAGAATGCACATCCAGTTGGAGTTCGACTTCTATACACAGCAGCTGCCGGAACAGCTTATACTACATCTGGATAGTTTTGTCGAGTTTAACTTTCGGTCGTATGACCCGGCGATGACATTTGGTGCAGTAAATAGTTTTTCCGATGCAGCAAACAGTCTGAATTCTGACAATCTTAGAGTATCCGTATCACATATCCCAGCTGGTACCTCTCTAGATTGAATTGTAACATATTGTAAAAATACAAGAATTCTTTATACAATACGTATAAATAATCGTGAGTTGCCTTAGGGGACTCATAACTTAACCCTTGCTTAATTGGAGGTCATAACATGACTTATATGCAAACACAATACGACCCATTCACCACCGTAGGATTTGACAGAATCTTTGATCGCATTTCTGCATTGCAGATGCCACAGACACATAAGGCAACGAACTATCCGCCTTATAACATCACTAAGGAAAGTGATTCAACGTATATCGTTGAACTTGCCGTAGCCGGATTCACAGACGAGACTATTGACATTGAAGTCAAAGACTATATTCTTACCATCGAAGGTAAGGTAGCAGAGTCTACTGATAAGGAGTACATCCATAAAGGTATTGCCGCTCGTGCCTTCACGAGATCGTTCACGCTCGCAGAGACAGTGATCGTAAGGGAAGCTGGATTGGAGAATGGTATGCTTCGTATACTGTTAGAGAATATAATTCCCGAAGAGCGTAAGCCCAAGAAGATCAGTATTGGGCAGAAGCTAACAGTCGGAAAACCAGAATTACTCGTAGAGTGATTATTAGGGTGGGGCTTCGGCCCTGCCCACAATCAACCAGATCAGGAGAAAATGAAGACTATGGGACGTGCGACCTCTTTAGGTAAGAGTGGTGACGTTTTCTGTGACGTAGTGGCTATATTGACACTTTTAACAGTTAGCACCTTTGTAATATTCAGCTGTATGACAATGCTTATGTAACATCCCCGCCTAACAACCAAGAGAACTTCAAGTTCTGCTTGACAATCCAAAATACCCATGTTATAATATATCATATCAAGTGAGGGCTATACTATGAATACTATTGAAAATCTACCTATGCTGTACAAACGAGACAGTAAGGGCAAGATACGAGTTTGGCAAGTAGAAATCGGCTATGACAGCGAAGATGTTGCAGGCACTCGATCCGTTGCTGGTCTACAAGATGGTCAACGGGTCACCAGTGAGTGGAACATCAGTACCCCTAAGAATGTT